CATCGTCTGGTAAAATATCTGCTAGATTATCAAAGTGTGATTCTGTTCCCGGTATATTTATAGCTCCCGGTTCAAAGTCAATTGTTGCACCACCATCTTCTTCTGGTGTAACTTCAACTGGTCCTTTTTCTTGTTCTGGTTCCTGAACTGCAATTTCTTCTGCTATCTCTTCTTCAGAAGGGACATCAAGTTTCGTTCTTGTGTTCGGGAGTCCTTTATCTATATCTGCCATTTATACTCCTATCCTTTGATACCACGTTTCATTAGACCTTGCAACCCATCCTTATCTGGATTCATGGATTCTAGCATGGCACCTGATCTATCACCGGCTAATTTAGCAATACCACCACCTGCAGCTTGAAAAGCATCTATTTGAGGTTTAGGTAAAGCTGATTTTATTTTAAACTCTTCTGCTCTCTGACCTCTTAATGTTTGAAGATAAGCATCGGCCTCAGCATCAATCGCCTGTAATTCTTGAGATAGTGCT